GCTTGTCCATTGAAATCAGCATCGAGATCGATAGCGCGGACAATCCCTGTATCAGGGTCAGGGTTATGATCGCTCTTTCGGGTTGAGTGCTTTGCATCTCCGATCGTGCCGTCACTTTTACGGTCTCTGTCAGGATAAGCATCGTCTGCCTGCTCTCTTAACTGAATAACCGACTTAGATAATCTGGCTTTCATCCAAGTAAGAGGCGAGCCTCATCCTCGGTAATACCTAACTTAGCCAAAAGGGCAGCCTTTTCAGCTGCTTTGCCTATTTCGATTTCCTTAATAATAAGAGCATTGGCTTTGTCCAATTTATGTTGTTTTAATTCATCAGCGTTCATTTCACGCTCAATGATTTCGCCTGTCTGAACATCATGTATTTTAATCATTGGATTAGTCATTATTTAACTCCATAAAGAACATAAGTACCACCAGAAAATGTGCCACTACTTAGAAATAAATCAATGCGATTAATAGCCGCAAATGTTGCACCTGTATTCCATTGAAATCCGTACCAATAAAAATTGGAATTACCAGGTGAACCTTCATTGTTAGTCATTGCTTGATACTGACCCATTTTCCAATTTCCAGCAAAAGCATAATCGGGGATGTCAATAACTATTGATGAATAGCTTGTTCCGTTGTCTTGACCACCGCCCACATTAACCTCGCTATTGGTAAAACCTCGACTTGAATTGGTCATAGCGGCAATGTCGTTATAAGCAGCACTTGAATCATTATTAAAGCGCATACGAATTGGCTGACCATCATCGCTCGGATCAAAGCGTCGAATCACTAATCTTAAATTATTATAAGCGCCGCTGATTGAACTTAGAGTTACTGTGCTTCCTGATAAGGTTCCGCTTGCAAGTGAAGTCATACTGCCAGAGGTAGGTGTTGTCCAAGCAAGTCCAGTTGATGCAGTTGAGTCAGCGGTCAAAACCTGTCCGTTTGTGCCAACGGCTAAACGCGCAGGTGTATCAGCTGCGGTTGCCCCAATAAGATCGCCTTTTGCATCAACAATAGCGTTTTGAATTGCGTTTGAATCATCTTGGGCAACCCAGGTAAAATCAAGATCTGTGTTTGATGTCTTTGAAAGTACTTGACCTGTTGTGCCACCTTTTAGATCGACAAAAGATGTATCAACGCCACCTAAAGCGGTGCGAATAGCAGCTGCACCGTCCTTAACAAGATCGGTGTCGGCTGGGGTTGTCCAGCCAAAATTGGTGGTTGTTGGCATTTACTCTCCTTATATCAGGCTACTATTGTAGCGTTATTCCAGTCCAAAGTAGGACTTATCGTGTTCCATGATTCGGTAATTGGTACAGAATTCCATCTGAATGCCTGCAAGCTGTAAGCAACTGGCGAAACGATAATAGTTAGATCTAGAGCATTAAACCTAGTAGTCCAAGTCCATCCCTCTACAAAGCCTTGATAACGCCCGTCTGAGATATTAAGAGGTAAGTCTTCGATATCTAGTGCCAAGCCCATAAAGATGTTAAAAGCTTGATCTCTTGATAAATCTGGAATATTAGGGTTAGCCATTGGGAAAGTAATGCTCTTAAATTGGTACTGTGGAAAAGCGCGGATGTCTAAATAAAACTCTGCCTGGCTTAGGGCATCTGCTCCCTTTTCAATGCTTGTCTGTATGTCTTGGGCTTGAGTTCCGTAAACTGCAATCGATGCACCATCTTCGGCCGTCTCTTGCTGGCCATTCTTATAGGTAATAGTTACCTTGTTACGGATATCCCCAAGCCGCTTAGAAGTTGCTATACCACTTGCATACGCCCAGCCAGCATCTACATATGCGTAGCCATTAGCCGCTAAATATTGAGATCTGTGTGTTGAGTCTGCATAGCCGATACGGCCAGAAGCATCTTCATAAATGTAACCAAGGCCAGAAGTAGCAAGGCTAGCCACTAATGAGTAAACATCTGTAGTAGAAGCCGATCTGTCTGTGAGCTCGTAATCTCCTGGACGATCTATTTCACCAAGTCCAGAGTTTTCAGCGTTTTCCCAAGTTACCGTAGGGTCGTAAGCGGCCCAAGTTTCAGCAGCTGGCACTTCATTCCATTGGTCAAACAAGACACCAGATAAAATCTCATAGATCTGGTCACCGTCAAAGTCTTTAGTAAGTACGCCCTCAGTCAATGCCTTCGGTAGTTTAGATAGTGCTCCCAAAGCTGTAATTGTGACATTTTGAGTAATGGCTGGCTCGCCTGTAGCCACGACTATATCGATGTCTGAGATATCTCCACCGAATAGAGGAATGTAAGTACCTGTGGAATCTTTAATCTTGACCACAATAGAATCGTTAACATCAAAGTCAATGGCTGACTGGGTTAAGTTTTTAAGAGTAAAGCGGCAATAACCTGCGACTGGCTGGCTGTAAATATCTGAACGGCCAGAGGTAATAGTTAGATCTGACAGGACTAAGTTTGTAACATCACCTAACCCGTTTACCTCTACCGCCCAATCGGGATTCCAGAGTGTCATACTGCGACTAACGCTCCTGGGCCAAGGGTTCCACGGTAGAAGGATTGATTTAATACCTGGACAATTTGTCGAGCTGCTGACTCTGAATCGATAGCGCCATTGACTGTAATGTTATTAGTAACACTTGATCCACCAGCCATTAAACCCTTTGAATTTGGAATAATTGGAACAAATGGGTTTTTGCTGTTAGAAGGAGGTGTAGGCCCAGCCATGCTAGTAGTTGCAGGTTTGCTAGATCCGCCAAAGCCTAAGAATCCCGCTACCTTGCTACCCCACTCGAAAAGAGTTTGAAACGCGCTGATAAGTTTACCCACGGCTGAAACTGTGGTTCCGATAACTGTTCCAATTACTTCGAACGCAACCTTAAAAGCCCCGCCCATGAATGGTGCTAAGACATTCTTAGTAAATGACCACAAAGCCTTGAAAGCTCCTTCATTATCTTTTACGGCAACTTTAACCTTATTAAAAACAGATTGAACGCCCTCAAAGATTGGAATTAAAATAGTTTTAGCAACACTAATAATGTCCATGAATACAGCCTTGAGACCACCTTCTCCACCTATGCCACTAGCAAAGGCTTGAACGGCTGGCACGATATAAGTAACAATGTTTTCAACTAAAGGAGTAATAGCATCAAGGATAAAGGATCCGACTGTTTCCTTAGCTTCATCAAAAGCAATCGATAGCCGAGCCATCTTTCCTTGAAAGGTATCTGCCTGAATTGTTGCTTGGCCTTCGAAGGTTGATGCTAATTTGGCCGTTACCTCATCGAATGAAAGTGTGGCAAGTTCAGCCCTAGTAATACCTACGCCAAGCCGTGAAAGACCCGCTAGGTTGCCTTCCTGGGCCTTTGAAAGTGCTTCTGTGACTGCCTGTAGGCTCTTGCCTGTACCAGCCGCAATATTGATCGCAATAGACTGTAGTTGCTGAGCCTTTGTAACATCGCCAGTAGCACGAGTCAATCTATCTAGCGATGGACGAAGTTCATCATCTGTAACACCGAATAACAAAGACTGCTTAAGAATGTAATCTTCTGTAGCCTTAATCTGGTCATCTGTAGCGCCAGTCACATTCTTTAATGTGGTTGCTAGTTTAGCCTGGGCTGCTTCATCTTCAATAGCAGCTTTAACTCCATCGATGGCTAACTTTCCTGCATAAGCCGCTGCTGCTGCGCCTGCTGCTAAAAAGGCCGCGCCTGCGATCTTGCCAAACTTAGTAACCTTGTCACCAAAGCCAACTACTTCATTATCGGCCTTGTTAATATTCTTGGTAAAGTTATCGATGTCTGCAAGGAGCTTAAGCGTTAAGGCTCTGCTATCTCTAGCCATTATGTCCACTCCTTCAAAATCTTGTCAAAGGACTTAGTCCACTCAGCTACGATGTAAGGCTGGATTCTGCGTAGTGTTGGATAGATAAAGTAACCCTTAGATCCACGACCTTCACGACCTGACCAAACTGGAAACTGCTTAAATTTATTAGATCCAAATTCAGAGCCACCCCATAGATCTTTAGTGGTTGCACCACCTGAAAACTTCTGAGCTGCAAAGCCGTAAGTAATCTCACCGATTCTAGATGACTTCTTTACCTTTGAACCATCTGCAATGCGACTGGCAACTGCTCGGGATTGTAATCCCGATGCAGCACCAATCACCTCTTTACGAGCATATTCTGCTAGAGCACCAGACTGGCGCTTGGCTTCATCTACTGCCTGCTCGTCCATATTCTTCAACGCCTTAAAGACTGCACGAAGTTCGGTCTTATCGAAAGCCGTTTGTTCAGCCACGATTGTTCCTCTCCTCAAGTATCTCTATTGCGGTCAAAATATCTTCTGCTGTTTGCCATTCTGACATAGGGATTTGTGTCGCTATTGCCAGATCAACTAAGAGTCGGCTTACGCTTCCTCTTGGATGGCTTTTGGGTCATCGCTTCCCACCTCGACATCTGCCACCGTCTCCATCCAAGTCTCTAATGGCTTTACGGGCTTTCCGCCTGCATCTCGCTTCATTGCTGAATGAGCTACATACAAAATATCCCACATGCCACCAAAGTTAGAGATGACCTTTTTGGTGGCCATTTCCCACTTGGCATAATCTGGTGGTCTGACTTGATAGGTATCTTCAGATCCATCATTGTATTTAATTGTTATTTGCTGCTGCATTGTTTGCTCCCGTTTCTAGTTTTTAGCTAAATGTTTCTGTAACTGATCCCTGCGATACCTTGAATGTAAAGTCTACAGTCTGAGCATCTGTTCCAGCGCCTCCTGCTGTAGGAAACTCTGGCTTAATTGGGAACACGAACTGTGCGCCTGTAGCCGCTGTAAGTGTGATGCTAATGTCTGTATCTGGCGCTGTCTCTGCTGCTGTCCATAGAGCTTCGCAAACTGAGTTTGCCTTGCCCCAGTCTGCAAGCATTGAAAGAGCGAACTCACCCTCAACATTTACGGTCTTGTAAGCTTCGCCATCGAGAGTCTGATATGTCTCACGAACATTTGTCTTTGTTAGAACTGCGCTTGTTGCTTGTGCTTCGATATCTGTTCCACCTGTGAAAGATAGAGAAATATCGCGCCCTGTAATTACCACGGTTGCCATATTATTTTCCTTTAGTTTGTTTGTGTATAGTAGGTAGAAACTCTGATATCGGAGACCAACACATTGGACGGGCCGACTTGAGTTACTGTTGGTTTTTCAACCGCTCCGACTGTGTACCCTG